GACACGCTCTTGCTTGCTTTTCGAGCGGCGGGGGCTGGGATTCTTCGGGTAACGGATGTTCGAAACCCGTACATCGTGGATGATCGAGATAGATTCGAGGCCGTGCCTAGTTTTGACATCGTTCTGACGCACAAGAGAAAAACCGTTTCCGCGATTCCGGCCGTGGTTACGTACGAAGCAAATGTGAGCCGGGTCTAAGGGGTTTCAAATGGCTATTTCCTTTAAGCGGTACGTCGATATTACGTCGGGCGTCGGCGGTGGCGTAGGGGTTCGCCTGCGCGACCTGATCTTGCGCCTTTTCACCAATTCCACGCTTGTACCCGAGAAAACCGTTATCGAAATGGACAACGCGACCGACGTTGGTACTTATTTCGGCACGACCTCGCCCGAATACAAGCGCGCCGTTTTCTACTTCGGGTTTATCTCGAAGCTGATCACCGCGCCGAAGAAAATCAGTTTCTCGCGCTGGGCCGACGCGGCCGCCGCCGCGCGCATTTACGGGCATACGAAGACCTTCGCCGTCTCCCAATTTACCGGGATCACGACCGGCTCTTTCAAGCTGACCCTTGGCGCTTATACCGCCGACCTGACCGGCATTTCGTTTGCCGCTGCGACGACCCTCTCGCAAGTCGCCTCTATCCTGCAAACCGCGATTCAAGCGGTCGTCGCAGGCGGGGCCGATTGGACGGCCGCGACGGTCACGTACAACGCAACCGCGCAACGCTTCGAGCTTGTCGGCGGCGTCGTTGGTGCCGAGCCGGTAGCGACTGCGGCCGCTGCATCGGGTGCGGATATTCGCGCCTTGCTGGGCTGGGATGCGACCGCCGTATTCTCCCCGGGCGTAGCTGCGCAAGAGCCGCTCGACGCCTTTATCGCGAGCGTGCAAGCCTCGGATAACTTCGGCTCGTTCGCTTTTATCCAGACGATCACCCAAGCGCAGGCCCTCGCCGTTGCGACGCAAAACGACACGTACAACGTGAAATTTATTTTCACCCTGCCGATTGCGGCGGGCGACGCGGCCAGCTATTACGGCGCGCTCTCGGGCCTCTCGGGCGTTGCGACGACTCTCTCGCCGCTCTCGACCGAATACCCCGAATTGCTGCCCTCGGCGATCCTTGCCGCGACGGATTACAGCCGCCGCAACTCGGTACAAAACTATATGTACCAACAAGCGACGCTCACCCCGAGCGTATCGACCGACGCCGACGCAAACAGCATGGACGCCTCGCGCGTGAATTACTACGGCCGCACCCAAACGGCGGGCCAGTTTATCGACTTCTATCAACGCGGCGTCATGATGGGCCTCGCGACTGATCCGGTCGATATGAACACGTACGCGAATGAAATGTGGTTCAAGGATGCGGCGGGCGCGGCGATTATGTCGCTCTTGCTCTCGCTGGCCCGCGTCTCTGCCAACTCGACCGGCCGGGGCCAACTGCTCGCGATCCTGCAAAGCGTGATCGAGCAAGCCACGTTCAACGGTACGATTTCCATCGGCAAGCCGCTTACCACGGTGCAAAAGCTCTACATCGGCAACCTGACCGGCGACGGCGAGGCGTGGCAACAAATCTACCGCCTCGGCTACTGGCTCGATTGCGTGTTGCAAAGCTACGTCACGCAAGACGGCCGCACGGAATGGAAGGCGGTCTATACCCTGATCTATTCCAAAGACGACGCGATTCGCAAGGTCGAAGGCTCGCACGTCCTGATTTAAACCCGTAACCTGACACCGGAGAAAAAACCATGAATGACATTAGCGTATTTGGCTTGCGGGTGCAGCTTACCGCCTCGCAAACCTTCCCCTCGGGTATTAGCCTGACCCAATTCGCCGACGACGCCGACCCGTTCGATACGCCGTCGATGCAGATTCGCGACAAGGCTATGGGCGTGAATGGCGACCTGATCACGTGGAGCAAGGCGAACCCTATCGCCGTCACGTTGAACGTGGTCGCCAATTCCGACGACGACAAGAATCTCGCCGTACTGTTCGAGGCGAATCGCGTCGGCAAGGGCAAGCAAGGCGCACGCGATACCGTGGGTATTACTGTGATTTATCCCGATGGCCGCACCGCGTCTTTCACGCAAGGCACGATCACCGACGGCATGGCCGCCAATAGCGCGGCAAGCTCGGGTCGCCTGAAATCGAAAGCCTACGTCTTCGCCTTCGAAAACGTCAATCGCACTTAACCAAGGGCGCACAAAATGATCGAACCGAAAGAGATCACTATCGAGACGCAACGCGGCGAAAGTCGCGTTTATGTCTTGTCAAAATTCCCGGCCGTGCAAGGTCGCGAAATCATCGCCAAGTACCCGCTTTCGGCTATGCCCAAGCTCGGCGATTACGCGGTGAATGAGGAAACCATGCTCAAGCTAATGGCCTTCGTCGCCGTGCCGCGTACCGAGGGCGGCCCGTTGCCGCTCTCGACTCGCGCCCTCGTTGATAACCACGTGCCGGATTGGGAGACGCTCGCGCGTATCGAAATGGCAATGATGGAGTACAACGTAAGTTTTTTCGGCAACGGGAAAGGCTCGACTTTCTTAGAGGCTATCACTCAGAAAGCCCAAGCGTTCCTTTCCAAAACGTTGATGGATTTATCGGGGCAATCATCGCGGAAGGGAAAGCAACCCTAAACGAGTTGCGCACGATTTACAGCGTCGAGGACGCCTTTAATCTTTGGGAGGTAATCATGGTCACACGCTGGAATGAACACCTCGCCATTGAACACGCGGAGAAAAGCAAATGAGCATCCTCGACACCTTTTACATTCTCTTTGATTCGGACGCTTCCAAACTCGACAAGGGCCTCGGCGAGACTGAAAAGAAAGCCGACGGCCTTATCGACAAATTGAAGCAAGTCGATATAGGCGGGGCCAAAGCGGGCGAGGGCCTGTACCAACTCGTCGGCAAAGCTGCGGGCCTCTTGGGCGTCGGTATGTCTATCGGCGCGCTCGTGGCAGGCGTCAAGGATACCGCCAAGGCGTACGACGAACTCGGCAAGCTGGCCGCCCGTTTCCGTTCGACGGCCGACGCCGTGGATGAATTCCGCGACGCCGCCGGGTTGCTGGGTATCAGCGAAGAAACAAGCGTCGGCGCGCTCAAGGCCCTAGATACTGCGATTCAAGATACCTTCCTCGGCATGGGCCGCGCGAAAAAGGTATTCGAGGAAATGGGCATTTCCGTTACCGACGCGCACGGCAAGATCAAGCCGACGACCGAGGTAATGACCGAACTCGCCGAGAAAATGAAGGGCATGGAAAAGGGTACGCAAATTCGCGTAATGGAGCGCCTCGGCCTCGACCCGTCCATGCTCAAGCTCTTTAACGCCGACCTCGTGGCACTTCAAAAGCGCATGGCCGACGTTGATAAGGCGAGCGGCTTCAATCTCGAACAGGCCGTGAAGCGGTCGGCCGAATACACG